TATGCGCCTAGGTTTGTGTCTAACAAAGAAGTTGGTTTAACATCTCTTATGTCACTACGCATGATGTCTGTTGATGAACCAGTAACAGGTGAAACAGTTGGTGCAGCTTGACCAGCTAATGTGTTTAACTGACTTCTTGGATCGTAACCCATGGATTGACCAAACATATTTCTTGTTGCATCAAAGCCTTGCAGTTGGTCTGGGTTGAACCCAGCTACCCTTGCTCCCGTGTAAGGTACAAAAGGCTGTGCAGCTATGCCTTTGGACTTATTGTATAAGTCCTCATACATTCTCATTTGTGTTGGATCTGTAGTTGTTGTAGTTGTGCTTTTTCCTTTACTCATAATTGTTTTCTAACCAGATATTCTTGTTCAAAGCCAAGATGTTTAATTTTTCGTAGCCAGCCTTTACGACCACCACCATAAATTCTTTTGCAACCAAAGTGTTTTGCAAACTGTTCAAAGCTAGGTAACATTGCTTCTAGCTCCTTGTAGTCACCAGCGCAAAAAAGTAAGTTCATTACCTTTACTCTAGGATATTCTACGAACTCAGTTATCATTACTGAGTTTTTACCACCCCAGATATGAAACATACCTTGGTGTATTTTCTCTTTAATATCACTCAAATTATACATATCTTGGTGCTTTAATGCACGAATAATATGTTTCTCCAACCTATCAAACTCAATCTCCCAGTCCTCTTTAGACTGTTGTTGAGGTTGAGAGTGTTCCGTTGTCTGCGACACTAACCTTATATTTTGTTCCATTTGGACTCACTAATACTAATTCGGTGGCATCTCCGCCGCCTATCTGTATCCTTTCACCTTTGTTAAAAGTAATACCCGTTTGATACTCTATTTCTGAAATCAAATAATTCAGATAGTTTTTATCGTATTCTCCGCTTGGTCTAGTTAGCGTTTTTCTTGCCACTATCTACGACCTCTGTTTCTTAAATTTAATCTTATGTTACCAACCTGAAACTGTTGTGAGGTTGATCCCGTTACAGTCATTGATACTTGTCTTGCTGTAAACCTTGCATCGGTATAGCCATCGTTTTCAAAAGTAAAAGAACCAAAGTCTGTTTCACTTCCAAGCGGTGTAAATTTGCCCTTAAAACTAATTGTAACGCCTGGTAAGGCGTTTGCTTCTTCATCTGGTAGTATTTGATTACATTGCACATAGTTATCGCCATTGCCGATCTCTATAGGCCCTGATGTTGCGTAAGGAACTGCTGCTCCCAAGTTCTCTGAGTTGTTTAGTGTGGTGCTGTCATGCTGATAAACATTCCCCAAACTGTCACAAGCGATAGGGTAGTCAAAGACACCCTGGTCTATCCAGCATCCTCTGTCCATAGAACCGATTGACCAAACATTGTCAACGTAGTTCCATATTACATATTTGTTTGGATTGCTTGCAGTATCTCCTGCTGGGTAAAACCAAATGATTTCATTGAAGTTGGAGTTGTGACCACCACAAGCGATACGCCTGTAATTGTATTTAATGTTGTCAAAGATGTGGTCATGCACATCGCACTTAATTTCCTTAACAGAGCCATCAAAGACAAAGAAGGAGTTTTCACCCATCCATGACAAGAAGTTACCAGCAGCAACTATGGTTCGCGGACTTGCAGCTTTACAGTTAGTACCAGCGTCTTGTATGCCGTATATAAAAGGAGAACCCGTGTAGTAAAGTCTTGCTATACCTGTATCTGTAAAGATGATGACATCTGTTTGCCATTTCACCGCACTTGTTATTCTGCCGCCCGTTGGTATCTGTAAGTCACCAGCGGTATTTGTTGCTGCGGCTGTCCAGGTTGTGCTTGCCTCTCTTGATGACCATTGTACCTTTCTTGGATCTCCGCCTGCACCCAAAGCTAAAACATGGCGCTCGTTGGTTACTAAAACACCAGAACAACCAGTTGGAGAGTTGGTTAGTTGTGCGCCAATCGTAGCTGGTGATGATGGTGACCATTTATAAATTTTGCCATCACTTGCACAACAAAAAAGTAAATCTTCGCCAAAGTTAGCAAACGACCAAGACTTAGAATCAAAGAAGAGTCCTGACTGTGAACGCGCATCGCCGTAATCTTCCACGTTGTAATGGTATGCACCAAAACCAAGTGGATCTGTTGATTGGTCGGTAACAAAGCCAGACGGCGTTATGTCATACCAAGTACCGTCATGGTTGACATAAATCTTTTGTCTTGTGCCAACGGCTAAAACCTTTTTACCAGAATTGGTAATGTAGGCAAACATTCCAGTAGGCGTACCCGTAAGCGCTGTATTCCTGATCTTTTCCCAACCGCCAAGAGGCCGTAAGTATCCGTTCTGAAAACGCACTAAATTGCTATCAGTCCAACGTCCCTTGTTGGCGTAGTCTGTTCCATTAGTGACTACACCTGCGGGGGGTGTTACTGGTAGCAAAGCCATGTTACGAACTTAATGTTTTTGTAACGGATGTTGGTGTTATTTTTGCAGCTATGTTTGCATCCAATGAAGCCTTCATAGATGTAACTGTATCAGCAGTTAGTCCAGCTTCTACCCAGGCTTGCACATCAGCATTAGTGAGGCTTGACCAGTTAGTAAAACTAGACAGATCATCTGTACTTACAGCTTGTGTGCCATACATACTAGATGTCCAGTTATTGCCATCGCTATCTTTATTGGTGTCATCTGTAGCTAACAAGCTCCAATGAACATTGTAAACCACGTTTGATTTACCGCTTTTTGTTGGGTAAGTATCACAAGTTTTACAATCCCAAGTATATCCTATTGCCATTTTATTTCTCCTTTAAAAGTGCTACTTCAGCTTGTAGCGTTGTTATTAATTCTTGTTGTTCTTGCACCGCTTTAATAAGCGGAGTTACCAATTTACTGTAATCCATTTGGTACATATCTTCTTCTGAACCTGATACAGCATTTGGTACTATGTCTAACACTTCTTGTGCTATTAAACCTTCGTCTGCTTTACCATCGGCTTTCCAGTTGTAAGCTACTGGGTTAAGTTCGTTAATTACTTCTAAACCACGAGCTTCGCCTGTAACGTCTTTGAGTCTTGCATCTGAAGATGTGTTGTAAGCTGTTGCTGAAGCTGTAACTGATATACTTCCAACAGGAGAACCTGATTTCCTAAACTGAATAGCATCACCATCCGTTGTTTGATTGGTTTTCATCACAGTATTGCCAGTTGTAGAATGCTGCACCCTTCCATCGTTTGCTAAATTATGACCAACTACGTTGTTTCCTACAGGATTAGTATTAGTGCCACCAACCAACACATTGCCTGAAGCGTCTATACGCATTTTTTCTGAACCACCAGATTGGAAAAGCATAATAGCTGTATTTCTAGCGTTTAATGTAAGCGAAGAACTGCTTGTGGTTATAGTGCCATGTATTGTTGAGCCTGATTTAATATCTAAAGCATTTACACCTGCTGTACCTGAAAGGTAGAGGTCTTTGAATCTTGTATCAGACTTACCTAAGTCTATAGCATTATCTCTACCTGCTATAGTTGATGTATTGATAGGATAAATTTTATCTTCAGATGAATTGAAGAAAACACCAGTATCACCTGTACCTATATATAGGTTACTGCTAGCAGCACCAATACTTCCAACTGCTGAGCCACTTTTATTAAATGTAATAATATCACCATCGCTTCCTGTACGATTGACATACATTGGTGTGCCATTATAACGTGCAAAACCAGCATAAGTAGTGTTTAAATTAATACCTGTATCACTAGATGAGTTAGCTCCATTGTTATAAACAGAACTATCAGTAGTACCCACCAACACGTTGCCTGAAGAATCAATACGCATTCTTTCTGAGCCGCCAGTTGTTGCACTGATAGTGCTAGTTGCTTCTAGCCTCAGTTCGTTATTGTTCCAACCTATTCGGCTATTAGTAGCTGTGTCGTTTGAGTTTCTAAATTCAATAGCACCAAAGTTTGCATTGGCGGTAGTTCTATATAATCTTATACCTTCGTCACCCCCTGTATCAATTGCAAGTTTAGCACTAGGACTAGTCGTTCCAATACCAACGTTGCCACCAAGCGGATTTAACAATATGTCATACGCTGTAGATGAAGTATTGCTTTGTGCTTGTAGCCAACCAGCACCTGCATTATTTACACCAATATTTAAGCCGTAGCTGTTTGCTGTGTTGCTTATAAATACTGGTGCAGTTGAAGAGCCTAGTGCAGGGTCATCGTCTCCTGTTAGTCCAGTAACGTGAAGAAGTGTTCTAGGACTAGTCGTTCCAATACCAACATTTCCAGCTGAACTAATACGCACGGCTTCGCCTGAACCTAAAGTACTATTATTAACACAGAAAACTATTCCTTTTGCTATACCGCCTTGGACAACAGTATTAGCACCATCATATCCAAACTTTGTCCTTGGACCTGCTATTGAAATATTAAATGCTGAATTAGCATCGCCAATTTGTAAATTACCATCATCAATACTTGTTGCTCCAATACCCACGTTGCCTGAAGCATCAATACGCATTCTTTCTGCCCAGCTAATTGTTGCATCTGCTGTTCCTGAAGCTGCTGTGTACCAACTATGTTCACCTGAATTATCTTGTAAATATAATGAAGCTGGTGCTGAAGCTATATATTTATTACCTCCAACAAAAGTGTTACCAGTTACTCTTTGATTGGTTGATATAACAGTTCCAAAAGTTGTGCCTGTTGCATACGAAGCAAAAGCACCTCCTGTATTTAATTGTAAGGCTTTATAATTTGAATGCCAGTCTGTTTCAGGAATAACTCCAATACCAACATTGCCTGAAGTGTCTATTCTCATGGTTTCAGTTGCATCAGAAGCTTTAAATACAGTAGCTGTATTACTACTAGCATGATTTCCAGCTTGTATCGTTAGTTCATAAGGAGTTGAAGTATTTTTATTAATAGTTGCAGTTCTTGCATTAGAAGCATTTGAACCACCTATGGTAAATGCAATATTACCTTGGTCAGAATCTGAGCCTGTAGATACGTGAAGTTTGTCACTAGGACTAGTCGTTCCAATACCAAGGTTACCTGAAGAATCCAGTCGCATTTTTTCAGAACCATTTACGGCAAAGGTTGTGACAGAAGATGATGCAGAAATAAAGTTATTTGTATTAACTTTCAAACGAACAGTACCAGCTTCTAAATTTAGTGCTGCTTCACCATCCGTTGATTTAACATGAAGTTCACTACTAGGACTAGTCGTACCAATACCAAGCGAGGTTGCACTTGCATCCCAGTATAGAGCTTGTGAATTTCCTGCTGTGTTGTAGAAGGAGATGTCTCCTGAAGAATGGTTTATAGCTAATCTTGGCGTATTAGAAGATTCTGCATCATTTTCAGTAGATATAAAAAAGAAT